TTTCTGGTCGTCTTTTACTACCTTTACTCATCTATCTCTGCCTCGCCCTCTATTATTTTACCTACAGGCAATATACCACCTGTGTCATAGTATAGTTGTTTCATACGTTCAAGCACTTCCTCTTTTGACATAGTCTCTACTTTATTAACCACTAGTTCACTACGGTTAATGTAAAGTCCTGCTGCTTTACCCCTAGCAACTTCCGCAGTAACCGCAGCAGACCATGCACCATTACGCATAGCTCCCTCACGTATGTCTTTTAAATCAGTTAAGTGAGTTGATAAATCTAAACTTACCTTTTTAGCAGCACGTTCTTGTAAAGCTTGTATCCTTTGTTTTACTAATGGGTTAGCATCAGAATCAAGTACATACCCAGCACGTTTAGCATTCTTTTCGCTGTACCCTGCGTCAAGTGCAGCATCTTTTTTACTCATGCCTTTAGCTACGTTCTGAGCGTATTTTTCTTGCTTGGGCGATAATTTCTTTTTTGGTTTCATAATACTTTTTAGAGTACTCCTTATATTTACTAGGGTTTTTAGCGTATCTTTCTCTAGCCTGTCTGTTTATTTTTTCTCTATTATCTTGAAAATATTGTTTTTGTTTAATTTCTATAGCTTTCTTTTGATCTTTTGTTAACTTAGCCTGTCGTTTTTTATTTTGTTCACTGGCATAACTTACTTCATGGTGTTTATTATATTCTTCTACAAATGCTTCTAAACCTGCTAGGACAACTTTAGCTTCGTGTTCGTTTCTATCTTGTACATATTTTTCATGGTTAGCTTCCGCTATAGCAAATATATCTGGGTCAACGTGGTAATCATCAACTGCGAATCTACCGTCACCTATGATATAACTTTCGTCATGTTTAATAGAACTTTCTACTTTAGTTAAACCTCTCGGTCCACCTGCCCAGCCGTCTAAGTCTTTATAAACATTTTTATAGGCATCCATATTCCTTAAAGTCATGGCTCTTTTTAAACATTTGTCAGTGCAGTATCTACGTGCTTTACTCGGCACGGGGTTTTTACACTCTGGGTTAGCACAGCGTAAATATGATACTACTTCGTTCTCCATAATCTTAATATTTTCTTACCCTCATGATACACGCTACGGGTCACGAATGTTTTATCATTACGTTTACCGTATATACTAGCAGCACCACGCACTCTTCTTAAGTGTTTATTATCTTCAGGGCTTATATCCATGTGGTCACCTACGTCAAGTTTATAAAAATGGTAAACCTGAGGTGCAGTTTCTGACCTACTAGGTATAGGTATTTGGGTGTCATTTTCCATTTACGAGTATATGTCCTCCTTTCCAGAAATAACCATTAGTTTTACTAGTGTGTGGTCTTGTAAATACATATATAGTTTCAGGGTTGAGCCTGTCGTCTATACTATTACATGCCGACTCTACTGAAGCTTCATCATAACATATAACTTCACTTCTGTTATCTAGTGAGGTAGTGCCGTAGCTTACTACCCACACTGTTTCTTGATTTTCCATATATAAACCTCTTATTAATATATTACCTATATAATACCTACTGATTATAAATCAGTAAAGGATAATCGTATCTTATTTTTAAAAGGTTTTAAGCGTATGAATTTTAAGGTAAAGGGTATATACCTAATTTATTGATCAAACGCTTAAAACGGCTTATATTAAACAGTAGGCTTTGATGCCCTAGTTATATACCCTAGCTTAATATCGTATTTTATGTCGTTAAGTGTGAGTCTAGTTTTATCTAGAACTTCCTGTATAGTAGGTTCACCCTCGTAGTTTTTGAGTCTGTCTTTATTATTTTGACTCATAGGCATTTTATCTGTTCTAATAAGTGTTTGACTAGTGTCGTATGGATCACGACCACGTACAGTCTTACAATAATTATTAGGTTTTGGTATATCTATTTTAGGTGTCTGTCTGTATCTGTTTGACATATCTTCCTCCTCCATATCAACAGCTTTTTTCATTAGTATTTTGTATAAAGTTTTTTGACCAGTTTTAATGTCTTCAAACTTTTTAGTTTTACCAGTGTGTACTTTATACCATCTTTCAGCTTCATGCAATGGTAAAGCTGGTGCCATAACATCAGGGTCTCCTATAGCTATACCACCACCTTTAACTTTATGCATTTCACTCATGTCGAACTTCACTACCCGACTAGGATAGTCAGGTAGGAAGTAAACAAAAGTTATACCGCTAGGCATTATGCAGCTTTTGCGTAATCTAAAGCTGTAGTCATAGCTTTAGTTTTTAAACTAGCTCTAGCCCCAAACCAAGCGTTATGCATTGCTGCGTCACGGTCGTGTCCCCATTTATGGTCAACTACAAACGTTACAGCATTCATAGCACCCCACCACGTACCTGAGCTACTTTTTAAATTAGCTCCTGGTTGTTGCTCAAGTGCTTCATATACTTTACTAGGAGCACGTTGAAACTCATCAAGCATAGTAGCACGAGCTAAATATGTTTTTTCAGTTTTACTTTGCTCAAGTAATTTTTGTTGCATAGCTAGTTTAGGTTGCATTAAATCAGCAATATAAGAAACTACAGTATCTTTATTATACTTTTTAGTACATAAAAACTCTGCTGCTTCTTTGTATTCTTTCATACGGTTACTTGCTAAACCTAATGCATCTTCAGCGGTTTTAATTAAGTCTGCATCAAACGCCCTAGTATGTGGCATTTTAAAATGTGGCTGAGTTCTATCAGCTAATGCCATACTTAAAGTGTTATTACAAACTACCCTTATAGGCGTAAACCTAATCTCGTTAGATTTACCCCACTCGTGACTTACAGACACAAGTAAGTTGCCTAATACCCTGTCGTCTCCAGGAAGCGTAAAGCTTTCATCAACTTTAGCTAAACCCCATATTTGACGACCGTCTTTTAAAGACCCTGCAGTTTCCATAGTCATTTTACCAGCGTCGGTAAACTTCTTAAAAAACGTAAAAGCGTCTTCGTTTTGGGTAGGTATAAACTTTGGTCCACACGGTCCAAAGATTGTGTTATCACTATCTCTTACGAGTAGCGAGTGGTTAGGTGCCATGATTAAGTCTTCTGACTTATCTGGGTCAGCGTTGTCATAAGTAAATATTTCACGCTTACTGACTGACCAATCAAGACCAGCCTCAACTAACATTTCCTTAGGTGTCAAATTACTATCAACTTGTACACCAAGCCCATGCCAAGGTACTTCACCTGCATAAGCCATTGATTCTACGGCTGCTGCCATATTACCCTCCTCAAAGGTTAGTTTAGTGTTAGCTAACCTGTTTAGCTAACTACCTAATATTAAACTATAGGTCATTAATGATTAAAAGCATCATCTAAAAATAAATTAGTTTACGCTTGATGTGTCGTATTTACCTTTTATAAGGCGTATATTTTGATCGTTAAGCCAAGCTCTGAGTAGGTTACTTCTTTCTTTAGTAGTAAGGTCAGGTGTGTGATCTATCTCATATTTTTTATCCATATATGTTTTATATCCTGCGTAGTAATCACCTTTTCCTAACAGACTAAATCTGACAATCTGCCACGATCGTTGTTTAGTTATATTGTACTTGATACCAATCTCTTCTAGAGTCATGTGATCTTTCCAGTAGTGTTTGTAAATATCAGAATACATCTGATCTTTCTCTGTACGTTTACTCATTAAAAAACTCCTTGTAGTGTACGGTTGCTTCTCCCCAACTTCTACCTATCTCTGCATCAACTTTATTGGGAACACATAAAGGTGTGCATTCAGACATTATTTTCATAATGACTTCACATTGTTTTGAGTCAGTTACAGATATATCTAACTCATCGTGAACTTGTGTGTGAGGCAGTATGCCCTCTTTATATAGCTCAAGCATAGCTTGTTTAGTCATGTCTGCTGCTGAGCCTTGTATAAGTCTATTCATAGCTTTGTAAGTGTATGCTCTTTTAACTTGACTACCATATTCTGTTATCGCTTTTTCATAAGGGTACGGTGTCTTTCTTTCATTTTTAGGCTCGTATAAATTAAACCTACACTTACGACCAGCTATAGTTGTAATGTAACCACGATTAGCACCGAGCCTAGCACATTGATCACGTAGCCCTTTTATAAAAGGAACTCTTTTATGGTATGTGTCAAATAAAACCTCTGCTTCCTGCATTGATAAATCTAATTGTTTTACTAATTTTTCTTTACCCATACCGTAGCTTAATCCTAAATTAATAATCTTAGCTTCTTTACGACTTATATTAGCCATATCTGCTACTACTTGATGAAAGTCAGCGTCTTGATTACGGTAAGCATCTACTGCCTCGCTTGCACCCTCTTGTTCAGTAGCCGAAGCATAGTGAACTGTAAGTCTAGGTTCTTGTTGAGAATAATCAAACACGCCCCAGTAATGATCTTTTTCAGGTACAAAAATACTACGTATGAGAGGACCAATATCTTCATTACGTGCTGGTACTTGTTGTAAATTAGGGTTGCTACTACTAAACCTACCTGTCACTGTGCCTCCACGGTCACTACGTAAAGGGTGTAACTCTCCATGTATTCTACCGTTTACGTTATGCTCTAATATCATTTTATCTATGAATGTAGTCCTAGCTTTATTTAACTTACGTGCTCGTGCTATGTTATTAGCTAACTTATGGTCGTGTGTTTCTAGCCAGTCTCCAGCAAATGATGGGGCGTTAGTTTTAGGTGTTCGTGGGTAACTGAGACCAGCTCTATCAAATACCGTAGCTACTGACTGTGCTGCCCAGAGTTCTGGTTTCATACCGAACTCTTTATGTATATTATTTAGTATATCGTCTTCCTCTTTTTGTAACCTTTTACTTACCTGCTCAGCTACGCCTAAATCAACTGGTACTCCTTTATACCTCATGTCAAGTAATATAGGTATTAAGCCAGTTTCAAGCTCATATATTTTTCCTACGTTTTCTAACTCTATTAATTTTTTAAACACGCCCCATAATTTTAAAGTTAATGCTGCATCTTGCTCACCGTAGGGACCAACATATTTAGCAGGTAGTAGATACATTTCGCTTTTAGCATCAACACCATAAGCACGAGCTGCATTGTAAAGTAAAGTTTCGTCTTTTTTCTCCCCGCAATATTTTTCTCCGAGACTATTTAGTGAGTAACTATATTGGTTTTCATCTATTAAAGGAGCAGCAAACATTGTGTCTTGTATTTTGCCGTTTACAGTTATGCCGTAGCGTTTTAGCCAACCCATATCATATAAAGAATTATGAAATATTTTATCGTTATTGTGTGACATTTGTTTACCTAACCACCTCAAAACTAATTCTTTATCTAAATTACCACCGCCTTTATGTTGTATAGGAAAATACAAACTAAAATCTTTAGTAGCTATAGCTACACCAGTTATATACCCAGCGTCTGGGAATGCCCAAGATGGACCATGAGACATTAGTAATGGATCGTATGTCTCTAGATCAATAGCTACTTCGTTGTATCCACTCAACTCTGGTAAACTACTGGGTGGAGTCCAGTCCACCTCGGGCGTAAACAAACTTATTTGTCTTGTGTCTTGCATTGTATTCTACTTCTTAACTCGCTACTACTGAATGTATGTTGTCTGTAATTGTAGTAAACTTTTTTACTAGGTAAATTAAATTCCTCTTTACCTGTAAAATGTTTATTCATATATTCCTCACCTATAATTCTTACGTCCCAAGGTATAGTCCTTAATATATTACGTAAGTCTTCTTCGCTTTCGTAAACTATAGTTTCGTCTACATAACGACAGCCGTTTACTTGTATTTGACGTTCTAATAAACTTTGTACAGGTTTATTTTTATCTGGGTTTTCTTTACTAGGGTCAGCGTGGATACAAGCAACTAAATAGTCACACTGACCTTTAGCCTCAGATAACATAGCCACATGACCAGCATGAAATAAATCAAAAGCACTAAACGTTATGCCTCTAGTCAAAGTTCTCACCGTTACTCATAAACCCCTCAACTAATAGTAAGTATCTACGTAAATCACGTATATCATCTAATATACCTGTATCACTAGGGTCATTATAGATAGACTCAAATATGTCATAACCGTCTTTAGTTACTTGATTCTCTATCCTATCCCACTTACGTGCTAGCATCATAAAAGCACCTATGCCACCACGTTTACGCCAACTGTCGCCGTAGCTACGTTCAGCTTGTTCTAGTTTACTAACGTCTAAGTTAGCTAGTTTTCTTATAATGTTAAAGTCACTTCCTTCCATTATATTCCTCCATAAATTTTAGTGAGATAACCTAGCAACTCTTTACCTCTACTATTTAAATTAATTGATGCTAAATACTCAACACCGTTGCTAAAAACTTCATTCATATTAGTATTGCCTAAACGCCTTTGACGTACACAAAAAACCAATAACTCAAACATGTCAGCCTGTTTACCTAACGCTATTTCTTGTGGGGTAAGTTCATACTCTATACCTATGTCACTCTCATACTTATCTTCTATCCTTTTTAATACTTCTACTAAATCAGGGTTATCCCATTTTACAGGAGCAGGCACGTCACCAGTAAAAAGTTCTGCTACGTCATGAGTCAAGGCTCTTAATATAGCTTGTTTACTTACGTTAGGTTCTAAAAACTGTAGAATAATAGCTACGCCCCAAGAGTGAGAAGCGACTGACTGCTCACCTATAATCTCTAAGGTGTGGTAGCGTTTTATAGCCCCACCACGTATCATATTAAATAAATCATTCATACCTGTCTTCACAAATTTTCTCCTTACCAAAATAACACCACTTACAACCGAATGTACTTGGCTTAGCTGGAAACTCTGTAGCTTCTGTCATAGCTACAGCTCTACTATTAAGTTTTTCTCTTTTATAGGTAATATTATCTTCACTATATTCATATCTATCTATTTTACCATGGTCTAAATACCATAGCTCTGTAGTTATAGTTTCTACTTCTGGCATACGTTCTAACACAACAGCCCCATATAACTCACACTGCTCTCTATGTGTTTCTTGATTACCGTCATACCTGCCTGTTTTAAAATCTATAACTCTAGCGTTAGGTTGACCGTCTATGTATACAAAAGCATCTACTTTAGCTCTGCCCCAAGTAGTGTCACCAAACCAAGGAGCAGGTTTCCAGTCTTTATCAAAAGCCCAGTCACCCTCACAAGTTACATAACCTTTTAAATGTAGCTCTTTTAAATTATCAAAAGCTTCTTCAAAATCAGCTAACTCTTTAGGTATGTCTTCGTATCTGCCCCTTATATAATCTTCACACATGCTGTGCATAGTTTTACCACGTTCCATGTATTTATTTCCAGGCTCTTTAATACGTTTAACATATGCATAGTATGCTTTTTTAGGACAGCTCTCAAACGTGCTAAGTCTACTATATGACCATTGATAAATTTTATCACTCACTTAACTCTCCTCATAAGCCAGTCAAAGCCTGCTGTTGCCCAGTCAGTAGCTATACACTCTTGTACTTCTGACATAGCGTCATCAGTTTCGCCTAGTTTATGTAATGCCCAAGCATCTTGTAACGGTACAGCTACATGACTGAAGAATATATCTTCAAAGTCCATATTTTCAAAAGGTTTACGTTCTAAAAATTTATCTAAATCTTTATTCCAATCTACTACATTAGTTTGGTTTATCATAGGGTAGTAATTAATACCCCTATTTTCATATGGGTTTTCAAAATGTTTCATAGAGTAATAATCAAATACATCTGATTCTTCAAGCCTAGCATGCATCTCATCAAACACGTTAGTATAAGCATGGAAACTATCACTAACCTGAGTATATGCCCCGATACTAACATCTAAGGCACTAGCCACATACTCTTGTAACATAGACATGTGTACTATATTAGCCCCGAATGTGCCCCATATAACATCGTTAGACCTATTACTTACAGTCATCAATAACTCGTTATTACGTATTTTAAAATATATACACGTATTACAAGGCACATCTACTCCAGCACGGTTGAGGTCAGACTTAGCGTCCCACATTTGTAAAACACAACGTCTATCGGTAGGATCTTTTTTCAATCTTTTTATTATCACATCTATTTGATTTACATCAAAATGTTTTATCCATCTATAACCGTATGCACCATGTAAACTTATACCGTCGTCACTATACTCAGACATACGTTTATTGTACTTTCTTACAAACCCTAAATCATTACGACCCGCTAACATCCATAGCCCCTCCATAAAGTGAAAGAAAGGATTAGCGTCTCTTACTTCTTCAAATAAAACTCTTTCATAAGGTTTACTAAATACCGTAGCTACTGGTGTATCATGCTCTATTACTTGACCTGCTCTACTTTCTCTTATATCTTGTTGATCAAAAGATAGCATATCCATAGCTTTTATAAACCCATCATTTACATTTCTACAGTTTATAACATCCATTACCACAGCCCTCCTTGTTTTACCTGCTGACCACTTTTAAAAGCTCTTTTCCACTGTACATTTACATCTTTACGAGGCAAACCATTCCAAGCAGTTTTAGTTTCTTTTTCTACTACCTTAACAAAATCTGGGTGTAGGGCGTGTAGCTTTTCTGCCCCAGCGTTATGTACTTCTATAGTACGCCACTCACTACAGCCACCCTCTGCGTTAGAGCTTTTTTGACCTTGTGCGTAATAGTAGCTAATTTTACTCGGCTTACCTTGACGCAATAATTGCAGATTTATGTCAAAGTCTTCCATAACATCAACTCTGCCTAACTCTATACCATCAAACATATCTAAGTTATAGCCTAGTACCCTCATGTATCTTGTATTTTCTACCGCTAAGTGTTCTACTCTATTATTACCCTCCCTAGCACTTACTCCTACATGGGCATAATCGTCTAGCCACTTATCAAGTAAACCAAATAAAGCTTTATATTCTTCAGGCTCTAGGTATCTTAAATGCCAGTCTGTAGGAGACTTACGTATATAAAAACGTAAATCATCATCTAACATTACTATCTTTTTATCCTCAGTATGTTTGTGTATGTACTGACGTTTTTTAGCTATACCTTTTATATCTTCAGGTATAACCATGTATTTACAATCGTATTTATTTTCGTATAAATGTTTTTCATCTTCATCGATAACTAACACTACGTCTTTACGCATGTCTTCTGGAAAAAATGACAAGGTAACTTGGTTGTCTGCCCTGCCTCTAGTTGGAATATAAATAATCATTATAGTAGATCCTCCGTATATTCACGTGGTTTATATTTAGCACGTGGTCTACCTTGACCTAGACGTACCCTCTCGTATTTATCAAACTCACATAGACAATGTTCTATATCTCTCATCTCTAGTGGTAGTGGCTCATTATTAAGTAAGGCTAGTAAATCTCTCATTTCTTGTATGAATAAAGGTTTCTTTTGTTTACTATTTAATTCCCTACCAAATATTCTATTCAGTCCTCTCATAGCTCCTGGTCCAGGATTAGCCCAAGTCATGATATCTGGTGCTCCTGCTAACCATTTAGTGTGTCGTAAATCTGTTACTACTTCGTAAGACATAAAATCACTAAACCCAGCGTATGGTAAAAAACTTTTCCAACAATTTTCTAAACTACTATAGTCATTAGGAAAATTTTTATATAAAGGCAACAGTATTTTATCTACGGTTTGCTCTATCTTAGTGCCACCCAACGTACCAGTTAACATGTATGCCCCTGTATATACCTTTTCGCCCCTATCTTTTCTAGCCTGCATTATGGCTTTTACTTTTTCAGGGTCAAACGTATGAGGAAAACCTATTTCCTCAAGAGTGTCTGGCCAATTTATTTGCCTAGCCATAGCCATAGCAAAAGGTAGGTTAGGGTTGTCAGCGTGTGGCTCTCTCCAGTTTTCCCTTATCCATATAGTTACCTTGTCTAACTCACGATACACGTTACAAAAACTAAACTCGGTTAGTATAGGGTCTTCACTCCATGGGTATGGTAGTTTTGATAACTCTTTACGTATAAATATATTATGTCTTTCTACCATAAATTTGTTAAAATCATCTACCCTTTTTAAATTTAAATCAGCTCTCATTTTTCTCCTCATGTAATTTAATAAAATATTCAGCTTCAAGTAATACTAGTGGTTTACTTCTATTACGTTTAAGCACTACTAAAGGCTCGTAACCTTTACAGTTTTCTTCTGCTTGTGCATACGCTTTCCACAAGTTAACTGCCTCTTGATTTTTACACTCTATACTATAGGGAAACTTATCCCGTGACTGTTTACCCATAATTATATCTTCACCTTGACTACCCATAGGTCTGCTTTCTAAATCTTCTGCATCAAGTTTAAGTATCTCTACTAATTTATTAGTAAACCACTGCTGTAGCTTACGCCCTTTAGCCTTAGCACTACTAGGACGCAATTTTCCACCACTCTGGTTGTCTGCTAGGTATTTTATTCCACTGTGCGTAAGTTTTTTCATTGACTACGTAATCACGGTAAGCTTGTACTGGGTCATTGTTTTTGTACTCGTCAGGCATAGCTTGAGGCATAGTAGTTAAACCTGCATCAGGTATATTAAGCGGTAATTGAGATAAAGCATCGTTAAGTTTTGTAAAACTTAAATGCTGTCTATCATACCTAGTTTCATACTCTCTACATAAAAAATAAAAGTGATAATATAACCATAAGTAATTTTGACTAGTTTCCCTAGCCCATATAGTACATGGATGATTCATGTAAGCCTTTAAGTAAATACCACGCTCATCACAGTAGTCATCGCCACTTAATAAACGGTGTGCTGTACTTAGCATTTGAGCTGATTCTAAAGGCATTTTTACTACTAGTTTATCTGGTAAACACATAGCAGCATTTGCTGGGTCTTTATCTACGTAAAATATATTCATACTAACTTATCCTATGTATAATTTTACTTTACTTCAGTATAGAAAGTAAAGTTAAATCATAATTTTAAATTCTTTCCTTGTTCTCCCTTGTACTATGTGTAAGTTTTGTTTAGCTCTAGTTACGCCTACATAAAAAGCCCTACACTCATTGTCAGGGCTACGTATAAGCTCGTCATACGTTTTAGTAGCTACGTCGGTTAAAAGTATAACGTTATCACATTCACCGCCCTTAGTAGCGTGTATAGTATTCATTTTAATTCTTGAAGCATTTACTTTTTCACCTTTCTTTAAACCATTGATTATATATTGAGTATTAATATTGCCTAATAAATCAAAACACTTGTGCCATATACCATCTACCATCAAACCATACTCTTTTTTAAGATCATTGATTGAGTAGAAAGCTTCAGGGTCAGCTTTTTTCATAGTTTTATATCCTACTTTCACACCTCTGCCTGCCTTCATATAACCGTAAATCTTTTTAATTTTATATCCCTCTAAACTTTTACCCTTACGTAAACTTTCCCAATCTTTAATAGCCTGTATTAAATTATCTGTAACACTAGGCTTACCACTTTTAGTATAGAAATATCCAGAGTTTTTTACGTGCTCTTCTACTTTACCTAGTAGGTAATTGTTCCTAGCTAGTATCAACCACTCACCTTTTGATATGTCTATGTGTTCAAAGCTTTTGTGATAAGTAACTGTGCCTTCTTCTTTTTTAGGTATCCAAGTTTTATCTCTTCTGCGTTTTATTCTACTCACTATATTCAAAGCTACGTCATGTACTTTTCTAGGTACTCTATAAGATTGATCAAGGTATATTTCTTTACCATGTAAATTTATAAAATGCTCTGTATCTGCACCTGCCCATTTATAAATAGCTTGGTCATCATCACCTGCTATGTAAACATGCTCAGTTTCTTTAGCTAACTTATGTACACACTTCCATTGTAAAGCTGATAAGTCTTGAGCTTCATCTACTATCAAAGCTTTTAACATAGGACTAGTGTCCATATTTAAAAAACCAGAAAGCATATCTGTATAATCTAATAAAAAATTACTCTCTTTAAAATTGTTATAACTCTGTACAAACCAATCAAAATGCATCCAACTTATATCAGAGTTAGATAACATCCATGTCCTTTTATAATCAGAACAGGTATTACGTGCCATGTTTTCTAAAAATAACATGTTATCACCTTTTGAGTTTAACGCCATTAAATTTTCACCGTCCCATGCACTACTTATTTTTTCTCCTATCAACTTACTAAACGTGCGTAAATCTTTACGGTCAAGAATATCTGTTTTAGTTAAACCCTGCCAAAAATAACACAGCGAGTGTATAGTTCTAAAATATGTGTATGAGTCTTCAGCATAGTCAAACTTTACTATGGCTCTTGATAAAGCTTCTGTTGCAGCTTTTTTAGTAAAAGCAACGTATGCTAACTCATACGGGGCTATACCCTCATTAAATAAATTCTCTACGGTATTTAATAAATATGTAGTTTTACCTGTGCCTGGAGGTCCAAGAACAATATTCCACTCTTTCATAGTAAATCGTCCTCAAAATTATGCCCCTCTAAAGTATTATCTTTATACTCAAATTCTTTTATAAACCAAACGTTAGTTCCTCTACCTTTTAAATTCCAAAACTTAGTTTGTGCTTTCATATCCCTTAACTTACTAGCTATTTTATTAGTTTCTAACTCTGTGAATTTATGTTTAACTAAAAACTCTCTAAAATCTTTTATTCTAAAATACGTAAAACCACCCTCACTATAAGGTTTACCTAGTAATACTTCTTCTCGTGTACTAGCTTGTGCTAAGTCGGTAGTAAATGATTCTAGTAACTCTAAAAACTGACCATGTGTTGATACGTCAGAAGTTACTTCTATAATTTCCATACCGTTATCCATAAGAGATTGTATCTGTGCTTGCCATGCACGTTCATTAGTTTTAGGAGGCATAAGGTTTAACGTTTCCATACACACCCTTTGAAATTTAGTTTGATTTTGTAATTCTTCTGTAGTTAGCTCTAAACGTTTATCGTCTATAGATAAAAACCATAGCGGTGGTTTAGAATCAAGCTTAGATAAACTAGAAAAAGTTGGTGCTGTATTACCTTTACCTACACCAAACTTACACGTTCTGCACTTTTGTACATCGCAGTAGGAACGTATAGGTTCATCACTGCATTTATAATTGTATTCTTTTTTCTTTAACGTACTTATTAAAGTTAATACTTCTTGTGCTGGTAAAGGCGGACTTACATATTTACGGTTATACTCTTCTATTTGATTTTCCCATTTATCGGGTGTAGCTTGTTTTAAATAAACACCTACGTTAAACAAGCCATTGTTTCGTGTACCCTCGGGGAATCCTTGCTTTAATAATATTTTTAAACACGGTGGTCCACCCTCTATATCATCTATCTCAGGTACTTTTAAATCTAATACTTCTTGATGAGTTATAGTTTGACTACGTACATAAGCTACAAACTCTTCTGGGCTTAATGCTACACCTTTAGGATTATACCCATACCTTACAGAATTTTCACCCTCAAAATATGGCATGTTTAACCAGCTTCCTATATCTCCTCTATCAACTAAAACTTCTCTTTGCTTAGGAAATATTTCTACTCCGCCATAGCCCAATCCTGCTGCTAATTCTCTTAGTTTATCTTGCATATCTCCAGCAGGTATAAATTCTTTTACAAAACAAAATACATGGGCACCGCCACTTTTTGACCTACATACTACTAAAGGTAGATTAAATGATTGTATTTTTAATACTAGTTCTGGTATGTCGAGGGAATAAGTATCTATATCTATAGCCCCCCAACGTACTTGGTTATCTTCATTGATAGGAATTATGCCTAGCCCAGCTTTACCGTCTAGATGTGCCCTCCAATTTTCTGAAGTTGGACCAGCGGTTTTAATTGTTTTAGCTACGCCTTGTTGTTTTAATCCTGTGCCGTTTTGATCTATATTGAATACACCGTGAGCTCTACGTGATCCCTCAAAAATGTCGTAAAAACTCTTGTGTAACTCCACACACTCTCCAAAAATAAAAGGGGGATATTACTCCCCCACGTTAATTAAAACGGTGCTTCGCCCGTCTCAGCGTTAGCACTAGTTTGAGATAAATTTATTCCCCCTACTTGTTCAGCAAAAGTTTTTGCAGCTTCATAGTAAGTCATCTCATCTCCAGTAACCTGACCTTTAGCAGTAATACCCCAACCAAACCATGTACCACGGTCGTTAGACTCTTGTACACAACTTAAACCATACTTATGGCTAAAAGTAGGTGGTGTAAATACTTTATCGCCAGACTTCATTTTTACACTAGCCATCATTGAGTTCCATGTACGAGACCTTTTAAGTTGTGTACCCGCCATAGATATCATAGCTGTGTCATAGCTACCGTCTGCATTAATAACTAATACAAAATGTGTAGCTGAAGTTTGGATATAGTTACCGTTCTCTAGAACGTCTTGATACTGCTCATTTTTAGTAGTTTTTTCTAAAATAGCAGGGTCATCGTGTTGAGCTACTAGCCCTCCCCCAGACTCTCTAGGTGTCCACTCTAAAAACAAACGTTTATACGCCACAGGTAATACTATTAGTGGGTTATTTTCGTTATAAAGTGTACTTGTTACCGTATTGATAATGTCGCCTGTACTAGCACCGTCAACATACTTACCGTCATGTTTATTAACCTCTGGGCTCATAGCCTGTAAGATTTTTAAACGTGGTATAGTAACGTCTTCAGCACCAATATTTTCAAGCCCACTACCTGCGTCATCGTAAAACTCTGACGGTACGGCTATATCAGTATTTTTCTTTTCACTTATTTCATTTTTCATTTTTTATTTATCCTTGTTTTTTGACCTACGTAAACATTAAAAGTTTCAAGTGGGAGGTCATTACCACTTTCAACTTGTTCCCTTATAAACGCTTTAAGAGTCATAGGCTCTACCCACTTTTTACCGCTGGTAGAGTACCCACTATCTTTAAGGGTTTCTAAGAGCTGTTCGGCATTAACGTCTTCGTCTCTGCCAAAATTTACAGATACTACATTTTTTATAATATCTCCATGACCATTGTTTTGTAACCATTCAAATGCTTCTTGTTGGTTATGTTCAGTTATACGTCCATAATAATAAGCTTTAGTGCTTATCTTATGACCATTAGTTAAAGTTATTTCACTTAACCCTACTTCACTTAGTAAAGCAGGTATTTCTTCTTCACTTAAAGTTTTTAATTCTTTTTGTGTAGCTTTTAGACTAGCTTGTTTTTCTTCTACTAATTCTTCAAGCTCTACCATTTTATTTGCTTTATCGGTGAGCGTTTTTAGAGAGACCTCACTAACCTCTTTATTTATATCATCAAACATTTATATCTACCTCTACGATATTATATTTATAATCGCGGTTATCCCACTTTAATAATTTAGCCCTACCTCTATTAGAAAGTAAAGCATGATGCATACAAACGCCAATAGCAACAGGATCACCAATTAATAATAGGTAATCATTGTCGTTAAAGTTTTGTAATTTGTAACGTATTCTATTGACGGTAGGTACAGGACTGTAAATCATATTAGAACGACTGTCTAATATAAATTCAAACTTACCATAATCTAAAGCCGAAGAAATGTTTTTATTGTCGCTTGGCTTTTCTACTACATACACACTCATCTTGTCTCTCTTATCTTAAAATAGTGAGGGGTATGGTTATTACCCCCCACTTAAAAACAGGGGGTGCATCATTACATTGCCCTGTTTTAGTAAAAACCGTACCTATGACGAATACGGTTTTGGGTATTAATTAAACGGCTAAATTTAATTACCTATTACTATAAAGGGAAAATAAAATAAGTAAAGCATAATCAATAAAAATATTAAAAAAAGGTAATATCAGTAATAGGGGTGGTAAAAAACATCGTAGAATAGAGGGTTTAAGGGCTATTAGCAAAAGCTATTAGTAGGCTATTAAGCTAAAACATGCAATATCCTTTTTATTTTTTATGACCTAGTTTATTATATAACTATATAAGAGACGAGATATGGATAAGTATAAATTCAAAACTAAACCCTACGACCATCAACTAGAAGCACTTAACGAATCTTGTGATAGAAATCAATACGCTTTGTTTATGGAGATGGGTTGTGGTAAATCAAAAGTAGTTATTGATAATTTTGTTTATTTATATAATAACAATAAATTAAACAACGTTTTGATTGTTGCACCTAAAGGTGTATATAGTACATGGGTAAATAAAGAACTACAAGCACACATACCAGACGACGTAGAATATGAAGTTGTAAAATGGAGCAGTAGCCATACTAAAAAGTTTCTAAAACAATTAGAAAATTTATTTCAATACGATAAAAAATTAAAAATACTAGTTATGAATATAGAAGCTTTTAGCACTAAAAAAGGTTGTCAATATGCAAATAAATTTATACAGGCTAACCGAACTATGTTTATCATAGATGAAAGTACTACTATAAAAAATCCATCAGCCAAAAGAACACAGAGTTGTGTGCGTTTAGGTAAGTATGCACATTATAGAAGAATTTTAACTGGGTCACCTATAACTAAAAGTCCACTTGATTTGTATAGTCAGTGCATGTTTTTAGATCCAGCTTTATTAGGGTTTAGCAGTTATTACGCATTCCGTGCTAGATATGCAGACATGAAAGAAATGACTGGTCAAGGCAGAACTTTTAAATTTGTTACAGGTTACAAAAATTTAGATGAGTTAAATGAAACTCTAGGTAAGTTTAGCCACAGGGTTTTGAAAAAAGACTGTTTAGATTTACCAGAAAAAATTTATATACGTAGAGAAATAGAGATGACACCTGAACAAACTAAAGCGTATAGAGAATTACAAAAATTTGCTGCTACTCAATTAGCTAATAAAAAGTTAGTGACCATAAATCACATAATGACTCAAATAATACGTTTACATCAAATTTCATGCGGATTCATAGGGACGGATGACGGTAGTATTACCGAGTTACCTAATAATAGAGTCTCAGAATTGTCCTCTATTTTAGAAGAAACTGACGGTAAAGTGATCATTTGGGCTAATTACCGTCACGATATAAAAAGGATAGAAAAACTATTAATAGATATCTATGGTGAAGATTCTGTAGGTACATACTATGGTGATGTGCCACAAGAACGTAGAGAGTATGTTATAAATGAGTTTCAAAACCCAGACAGTCCTATGAGATTTTTTGTAGGTAATACTCAAACTGGTGGTTACGGCATAACTTTGACTGCTGCTAAAACTGTTATTTATTTTAGTAATAACTATGATTTAGAAAAACGTTTACAATCAGAAGACCGTGCCCACCGTATAGGTCAGACTAACAAGGTAACATATATTGATATAGTGTGTGAACGTACTGTTGATGAAAAGATAGTAAAAGCTTTACGTAAAAAACAATCAATAGCTAGTACTATATTAGGTGAAGATAAATTAAAAGACTGGTTAACGTGAAGTATTTTGCATTGCTTGATTGTAACCGTTTTCTATTTCCATTAAATAATATTGAACTGTAGGAAGACCTTGAACTTTTGCATCTTCAGTATATTGTCTGATAGCCTCGTCTAAAGTTTTGCCCTCTGCTGCAGCTCTTTGACCATAAGAGTTAGCCAAACCTAAACTATCTCTTCTTCGTTTTTCATTTAGACCTGCTAGTGCTACAGGCGGTGTCATAAGACCCCCTAATATTTTAGCATCTAAATATGTAAATGGATTATTGACTGGGTCTGATGTGCCTGGAAAAATTCCGCTTCTATCTCTTGCTTCTTCAAATTTTCTGTCTGCTTCGCTAAGTTTTTTCTTTACTCCTTTACCTGCTCTTGCTATAGCGTTGAGTATTTTTGCTGGTGCACCACCAGCTACGAAGTTTTGCCTTTCTGTATTTCTTCTATTCATAAAAATATCTGGAGATACTAAAGTTTCCATGCCTGTTGGTAATCTAGGAACAGGTAAATCAAAATTTTGTGGTAAATCACGTAAACCTTGAAACTTAGGCATATTTAATCTCGGCATATCTACGTCACCTATATTTTTAGGGGGTACAAATATTTGCTCATCTCTTCTAGGCGGTGTCATAGGCGGTATTCCTGGGATATCGACAGGTATGCCTGGGATACCCTCTGGTGGGAATCTAAAATCTTCTGGTGGAACTTCTCTTCTTCGTCTTTCTTCCTCTTCTCTTCTCCTTCTAATTTCATCTATAATTTCATCTCTACTTCCACCGCCACCAGTGCCACCACCGCCACCAGTACCACCACCACCAGTGCCACCACCAGTGCCACCACCGCCACCAGTACCACCACCGCCTGTACCATTATCACTAGGGGGAGAGGGATAAGTGAGCATACCACCAAACGTATCTTGTTGCTGCTGTAATAAGTTAGCCATATTCATAAGACCAGCTTGGTTATTTGGTACAGGTGGGTTGGTAAACATTTCTAATTGATTAGGGTTAAGATAACCACCTAAACCTTGGTCACCCATAACTCTGTTGTCTGGCGGTTTTATTATATCATCTGGACTACCGCCCCCGTGACTTGGACCATCTCTATCAGGTCTGTTACTTAACATTTGTCCTAATTTTTTTAAAAAACTCATATCAATTACCTACGTCGTATTTTAATGCCATTAACGGTCTTTCAGCTTCACCGCCCCTATTCATCTCTAAATCTTCTAAATTAAATAAACTGAGTATATCATCACCAGCCATTTGTTTTTGTGTTTCTAACTCTGTATCTGCACCTCTTTCTAAATCAGCTAAGTCACCATCTGCTTGTTCATAAGCTCTAGCTATAGCTCTAGCTGTAGTATAAAATGCTTGTCCTTCAGGACTTTCAAAAAATTGTTTTGTTTTTAAACGTTTGACTAATTCTTCAGGGTTTAATAACATTTCTTCAAACGAAGCTCTTCTAAATCTTTCAGTAGTTCTAGTACCAGCAGTAATCATTCTTCCAGGTCTAGTAAAAATACCTAAGTAAGATCTAGCTAAAACGTTTAAAAGTTTAGTCCACTCTAAATCTGCTATGCCTATTTTAGGAGCATCAAAAGTAATATCTTTTATAAGTTTATTATACGTTCTTAAACCGTCAACAAACTCTTCCCCGTAAAGAGCTTTGAGCTGATCACCATGGTCAACTAGATATTTAGAAACAGCGTTAGTATCAAACTTTCCATTAATAGGTTTAGTTTTTTCTAAAAAATCTCTATAAACTAAATTTTTAAACTGTGTCTGTTTATCCGCTGGTACCATATCTAAAAATGTGTCAACTCTAGTTATCTTACCCTTAGTCCATATTTCATCAAACACACCCTCTGGGTCAGCACCTTGTGTTAAACTTTTTATTTTTTTAGACATAGCTAATCTATCTGCTTGTACTACCCCGAATCCTTCACCTATTCTAGGATTAACATTTTCAGGGTCAAAAAAACCACCTATATCTCTACCAAAATCTTTTTTGACTCTAGCCATGTCTTGATCACGAAATACTACTGTATCTATACCTAAATCATCAAATACTTTCCCGTAACCTATATCAATATCTTCTTGTTGTTGAAGTATCCTACGTTCAACTTCAGGATTTTTTTCTGCTGAAACATCAATTTCACGTTGCATAGCATCTTTACGTATAGGCAGTCCTTCATCAACTGACCCTAGTATTTGAGGTGTAGTAAGATTAGCAAGAACTGTGGCTTCTGGACCGCCTGCTTCAATTCTTTTTTGTACTTCTTCAAAAGCGTTTAAAAATTCATCTTCGTCGATACCCAAAGCACTAGCAGGGTTACGACCTAAAAATTTTGCTATCCCTGCGAATGCTGCGTTACCGCCAGCACTGTAAACAGCAATCATTTTACTGTCATCTATAGCAGTTTTTAAAATTTTATCTGGAGTGTAAGTTTCATCAAGTATGCCTCTCTCTTTCATACCCCTTAAATTATTATATCTCCATATAAAATGTGCCATGGTCTCACCCATAACAGTAAAAGTGATTGGTGCTGATACTGCACCAGCAGTGGCACCTGCTGCTCCACCTGTAGCCTGCCAAAAACCACTGTCTGTGAGTGCTGCCGTACCTATGAGTCCACCTGTTCCACCTGCTACACCACCAACTGCTGGACCAACTGAACTACCAGCCATAAACCCACCTATACCAGCACCTATCTCTAATGATAGAGGTTCCATAATAGCTGTAACATCTGGCCAATCAATGCCAGGAGGTGTAACAAACTGTTTTTGACCAGTTACAGGATCTTTATATACTATTCTGTTTGTGTTTGGTTCTTTAGCAAGTTCAAAAGCTTCAAGTGGTACACCTGGATATGCTTCTACTAATAAAGCTTTTACACCTCTTTCATAGTTATCGGGTGGTAAATACGTAGCGTCTTTTTGTACTTGATAAGGTGCACCTTTATCTATATCTATACCTAAAGATTCAGCTCGTTTAGTTTTTGGGTCAGTAGGATTTACTAACTCCATAAAATTAAGCCCGAAAGGTTGTTGTGTATCTCTATCTAACGGTTGTTTTCCAGGAATAACCATCCTATACAAATCTCTTATTGCGTCTTTAGGGTTGAGGTTTACAAACCTATCTCTAAAACTGTACGGTCTGCCTAAAATAGCATCTAATATACTAGGACTGA